ATGAATGCTATTGAAAGAATAAGTAAGCACGTTCAAGGACAAGGACAACTTGAATCTTGGGTTCAATCTAAACTCACCCGTGCTGCCGATTATCTTGATTCAGTAGCAGATTATATGGATAGCAATTAAATTTGTATTGATTACAACAGACTTAATAAATTGTAACATAACGTTACACAAAATTTTCCTACATAAGCTTATAATGCTTACAGCGGATTTATTTAAATGTATCTAAGTTACTCAATTTTAATAGTCACTCTTTTCCTATTCGCATATGCTGGATATGAAGAGACTATGAAATTAATTTCTTATCTTGACTTACAAGTTCGCTACGCATTAATCAAAGTTCAGATGAAATGGATGGCCTGGAATTTAAAACGAGGGCTTGTAAAAGATCTTGCTAACTTTGATAAGTTTATAGAGGAATACAAAAATGAACACAAAGACTTGCAGTAAGTGCGGTGCCACTTGGATTGATGGTCAGCACTACTGGACTGGAACTAATAAGCTAGGAAATGAAGATGACCTAGCTGGTTTAGTTTGCAATAAACTCGGAGATGATACTTGTATCAATCCAAAAAGGGGTTCTGAAATGGGAATCACTTGGGAAAAAAGAATGGAAAATCTAGAAAATGACTACCCAAATTCTAAATAATTAATAGTGATTTAATTTTTCCGTGGCAACAGATCAAATATATCTTGGTAATCCTTTACTAAAAAAAGCAAACGTTCAGATTGACTTTACCAAAGAACAGGTAAAGGAATATATGAAGTGTGCTAAAGATCCAGTATACTTTACCAAAAATTACGTAAAGATTGTTTCTCTTGATGAAGGTCTTGTGCCATTCAAAATGTGGGACTTTCAAGAAGAGCTAATTAGAAAGTTCCACAACAATAGATTTAATATAGCAAAGATGCCACGACAGACTGGAAAGTCTACAACAGTGGTATCTTATCTTCTTCATTATCTTTTATTCAACGATAACGTTAACGTTGGTATTCTAGCAAACAAAGCATCTACAGCGAGAGATCTTTTGGCTAGATTGGCAACAGCATATGAGAACTTGCCTAAGTGGATTCAGCAAGGTGTTGTTGTATGGAACAAAGGTAATATTGAATTGGAGAATGGATCTAAAATCCTAGCTGCTTCCACATCAGCATCTGCTGTTCGTGGTATGTCATTCAACATTATTTTCTTGGACGAATTTGCGTTCGTTCCAAACCACATTGCAGATTCATTTTTTGCTTCTGTATATCCAACTATTACTTCTGGTAAAAGCACTAAAGTCATTATCATATCAACACCTTATGGTATGAACCACTTCTATAAGTTGTGGGTTGATGCTCAGAATGGAAGGAATGGATATACGTATCACGAAGTTCACTGGTCTCAAGTTCCAGGCAGGGATGCTAAGTGGAAAGAAGAAACAATTAAGAATACTTCTGAACGACAGTTTACGCAAGAGTTTGAATGCGAATTCTTAGGATCTGTTGATACGCTTATTGCAGCATCTAAACTTAAAGCTCTAGTATTTGAAAATCCAATTCAACAGAATAAGGGGTTAGACATATATGAAAAGCCAAAAGAGAAATCAGAATATCTTATTACAGTGGATGTTTCTAGGGGCATTGGCGGAGACTATTCTGCTTTTATTGTATTTGACATTACAACAGTTCCCTATAGAGTCGTAGCAAAATATAAGAATAATGAAATTAAAGCGATGCTATTCCCCAATATCATTAATGATGTTGCAAGATCTTATAACAACGCTTGGGTATTATGCGAAGTTAATGATGTTGGAGATCAAGTAGCATCTATCTTAAACTTTGATTTAGAATATCCAAATGTTCTTATGTGTGCTATGAGNGGANGNGCTGGTCANATTGTNGGNCAAGGATTCTCTGGTAACAAGACTCAACTTGGAGTTAAGATGAGTATTACTGTTAAGAAAATTGGATGTGCTAACTTAAAACAAATCATTGAAGATGACAAACTGATCTTTAATGATTACGATATTATTAATGAGCTTACCACATTCATTCAGAAAAAACAATCTTTTGAAGCTGATGAAGGATTCCACGATGACTTAGTAATGTGTCTTGTTATATTTGCCTGGCTTGTTCAGCAAGATTATTTCAAAGAAATGACAGACAATGATGTTCGTCAAAGAATTTATGATGAACAAAAAAATCAAATTGAACAAGATATGGCTCCATTTGGATTTATTACAACAGGACTTGAAGGTGATGAAGGATTTGTTACTGATGGAACTGTATGGTATGGAGACACTCAAGAAGACGTATCATATATGTGGAACTATTAATGGATATCACAGACCAATTTAGACTTGAACATTTACTTCTAAAAGAAAGAGTGTGTAGAGTATGTGGAAAAAGTAAAAGTTTGCTTGATGATTATTATCTAATAAGAAAAAATCGTTGTGATTTAATTTCTTCTTACTCTTATGAATGTAAAATGTGCTGTATTAAACGAGTGGTAGAATCACGTAAGCAGAAGATCTATGATTTATGGGCATATCCTGACTGGTAGGGAGTTCGTGCATTGTTTCCCCACTTAAAGAGTTCAAAATAATAAATAATTTTAGATTAAATTTGGACATACCAAGGAGAAACAAATGGCAAGTCAAGTCTCGCCTGGAATTCTAATCAAGGAGCGTGACCTTACTAATGCTGTCGTGACAGGTGCGTTGCAGATTCGTGCTGCACACGTATCAACTTTTGCTAAGGGACCAATCGGTGATATCGTAAATATCAATTCACAGAAAGAACTAGTATCTGTTTTTGGTGGACCAACAGATACCAACGCAGAAGACTGGATGGTTGCATCCGAGTTCTTAAACTATGGCGGAAGACTAGCTGTAGTTCGTGCAGAAACTAACGTATTGAATGCAACTAGCGGTGTTGCTGGTGTTCTAATCAGAAATCAAGATGACTGGGAAGCTGGTTCTGGAATTGGAGAAACTTTCTCAGCTAGAACTGCAGGAACCTGGGGCAACTCACTTCTAGGTGTTGTAGTAGACAAAGGTCCAGATTACTATGTAACATTTGCGACTACTCCAACTGACACAGCTGCTGGAACTGCTCTCACCTTTACTAGTGGAGCTACTGGAACCATCGTTTCTTATGACGCTGGAACTATGACAGCAACGATTACTGCTTCTGCAGCGATCACTTCATCAGATACTCTAGCTTCACCTGAAGTTGGAATCATTGCAACATTCTCCGATGACTCTGCTATTGAAGCGGGAAGAACTCCTGGTTCTTATAACGCTGTTGCTGCTACTGGAGGAACAGGAACTGGAGCTACTTTCAACGTAGTAGTTGGAGACGCTGGCGTAGAAGGTGGCGGTGCTGCTAATGGAGTTGGTGGAACTGTAACAGTAACTCTAGCAAGTGGTGGATCTGGTTACAATGCATCAGAAACATTAACTCTCGCAGGAGCTTCTACTGGTGGTGGAACTGACATCACTGTTACAGTAAGCACTATTGCTGATGGAACTATTGCACTTTCACAAGTTCAAGATTGGTATTTAAATACTGAGATTGGTTCAACAGGTCTAACTCTTGCTTCCATTGGTCCACGTCCTGGAACTTCACAATATGCAGCTGACAATGGTATTTCTGATGACCAAGTTCACTTCGCTGTAATTGATACAACTGGTCTTCTAACTGGAACAGCAAACACTGTTGTAGAAAGACTAACATATCTCTCTAAACTTTCTGATGCTGTTAGTGAAGAGAATGCAAACATCTATTACAAGAATGTAATCAATCAACAGTCAGAATATTTGTTCCACGGAGCAAGCGTTTCTACNGACGCAAATATGACTGGAGAAGCTTGGGATCAAGAAACTGCTGATGTTACTGGAGGATTNGCTCTATCTGGTCTTGTATCAGCNGCACTAAGCAACGGTTCAGACGANTATGCATATGATGCTGGTGAGTTTGGAGCTGCAATGGATCTATTCCTAGACACAGAAGAAACTGATGTTGATTTTGTTCTAATGGGTGGTTCAATGACAGATGAAGCAGACACCAAATCAAAAGCCACTAAGGTAATTGCTATTGCTGCTTCTAGAAAAGACTGCCTAGCATTTGTTTCTCCTCATAAAGGAAATCAAGTTGCTTCTTCTGGAAACACTGCTCTATCATCTGTTCAACAGAAAGAAAACACTCTTGCGTTCTTCAGTGATCTAACTTCCACTTCATACGCTGTGTTTGATAGTGGTTATAAGTATGTTTACGATCGTTTTAACGATAAGTATCGTTACATTCCTTGCAATGGAGACGTTGCTGGTCTATGTGTTCAGACTTCTAGCCTACAAGCTGACTGGTATTCACCTGCTGGTCTAAATCGTGGCGGAATTCTAAATGCAGTTAAGCTTGCATACAATCCTAACAAGGCTGATAGAGATGAGCTTTATCAAGCAAGAATCAATCCTATTGTTTCACTAAGAGGACAAGGAATTACCTTGTTCGGTGACAAGACTGCTCTTGCTGCTCCATCTGCATTTGATCGCATCAATGTTCGTCGTCTCTTCCTCAATCTTGAGAAGAGAGCACGTAGACTAGCTGAAGGCGTTCTATTTGAGCAGAACGATCCTACAACAAGAGCTAGCTTCTCTAGCGCTCTTAACTCTTATCTTTCTGAAGTTCAGGCGAATAGAGGCATTACAGATTATCTAGTTGTCTGTGATGAGTCAAATAACACTCCAGATGTTATTGATAGAAATGAGTTTGTTGCTGAAGTTTATGTTAAGCCAACACGCTCCATCAACTTTATCACAATTACCTTCACTGCGACGAAGACTGGAGTTTCTTTCTCCGAAGTCGTAGGTCGCTGATATAAATCGTCGCAAACACAATCAAGAGGTTAAACAAAAATGGCAACGAAATTAAGCAACTTTATCAGTGATATTGGACAAGGCGTAAAGCCTAATATGTTCATTGTGGATATCGTATTCCCAAATGAAGTTTCTGGTGCTGGTGGGGATGCAGATATGATCAACTTACTTTGTAAGTCTGCTGCACTACCTGCTTCAAACCTAGGAGTTATTGAAGTTCCTTTCCGTGGAAGAACAGTTAAGATCGCTGGTGATCGCACCTTTGATACCTGGACTGCTACATTTGTAAATGATAAGGAAATGAANATCCGTGGTTACTTTGAGCAGTGGTTGGAGCAAATGAATACTCACGAAACAAACAATGCTCCACTNTTCACACCATCTGTNAGTGATGGTTATGCTAGAAATCTCAAAGTAAAGCAACTTGANAAGAATGCATCTGAGTCTGGTTCTGTTCTAAGAGAATACGTATTATACTACGCATTCCCAACTAATGTTTCTCAAATTGATCTTGCTTATGANAGCAATGATCAGATTGAAGAATTCACAGTTGAGTTCCAGTATTCATACTGGAAGGTTGAAAGTGGAACAACTCAGAACGGAGTATCTGAAGTTAAGAGTGGAGTTGGAGATTCTCGCCTAGTTGAGAATTGATAAATAGATCTATAAGTTAGGTCTACTACATTACTATGAGTCAACTCTTTGGTTTTATCATAAACAAAAAGGAGGAACAGAAAGGCCAATCCCCTGTTCCTCCTAATAACGAATCGTCAGTATCTACTGTAGCAGGTGGATACTTTGGCACTTATGTAGAGACTGACGGTGGACAAAACTCAAGAAACGAATACGAACTCATTCGCAGGTATCGTGATATGTCCCTCCACCCAGAGGTGGATTCGGCAGTTGACGAAATTGTGAATGAGTTTGTTGTTAATGATAATGATGATAAACCAGTAGAGATTGATCTACAAAATCTAGAGCTTGGTGCTGGAGTAAAGAAAAAAATCAGGGATGAATTCAATAGGATTCTCCGTATGATGGACTTCAACACAAATGCTCACGAAATTATTCGTAACTGGTATGTTGACGGAAGATGTCATTATCACAAAGTAATTGATCTTGATAATCCAAAGAAGGGAATCTTGGAGTTACGTTACATAGATTCTCTTAAGATTAGAAAGGTTAGACATAAACTTAAGAACGCAGATCCCAAAAAGAACGAAGCAGAAAAAGGATCTGCACTTCAATATGACTATGGTGATTATATTGAATTTTATATCTACAATCCAAAAGGATTTGCAGGTAACATTCCAATGGTCACTGGATCAATGGATTGGGCAAATCAAGAAGGAGTAAAGATTGCTGCTGATGCTATCGCACAATCTACTTCTGGATTGATGGATCTCAACAAGAAAATGACTTTAAGCTTTTTGCATAAAGCAATTAAGTCATTGAATCAACTTAGAATGATTGAAGATAGTCTTGTCATCTATAGATTATCTCGTGCTCCAGAAAGAAGAATCTTTTACATTGACGTTGGAAATCTCCCAAAAGTAAAAGCAGAACAATATCTACGTGACGTGATGGCACGTTACAGAAACAAGCTTGTTTATGATGGTTCTACTGGAGAGATTCGTGATGATAAAAAGCATATGAGTATGCTTGAAGACTTCTGGCTACCTCGTCGTGAAGGTGGTAGAGGAACAGAAATCTCTACACTGCCTGGTGGACAGAATCTAGGTGAATTAAAAGACGTTGAGTATTTTAAAAAGAAACTTTACAACTCCCTCAACCTACCACCTTCACGTCTTACTGACGATAACAAAGCATTTAACTTAGGAAAGTCTACTGAAATTCTTAGAGACGAACTTAAATTTACTAAGTTTATTGGAAGACTACGCAAACGTTTTGCACAACTGTTTCACGATATTCTAAGAACTCAATTAATTCTAAAAGGTATCATCACACCAGATGACTGGGATGATATGGAAGAGCATATTCAATATGACTTTCTATTTGACAATCATTTCAATGAATTGAAAGAGCAAGAAATGCAACTGCAGCGTGTAAATCTTGCAACTCAAATGGATCCTTTTGTTGGAAAATATTTCTCTACTGAATATATCAGAAGAAAAGTATTAATGCAAACTGAGAACGAGTATAAAGAAATTGATAAGCAAATGAAGTCTGATATTGATTCAGGTCTTGCTATTGATCCAGTTCAAGTCAATATGCTTGATGATATGGAAAAACAAAATCAAGCTTTTGCTCCAGAACTTCAAGCTGCTCAAGATGATCTTTCCGCAGAAAGAGAAATAAAAAAACTGAAACAAACTCAGGCAAATACACCGAAACCTCAATCAAATTCTCAATCTAATAAATAATTTTATAGTTACTTAATAAATATGGAATCTGAAGTATTAGATATCGTGAATCTTATTAGCGATAAAAAAAGAGCTGATGCTCTGGACAAAATTGATTCAATTATGTTCGGCAGAGCTTCTAAGGCTATTGAAGATTATAAAAAAATAGTTGCCAATACTCTATTTGATCAACCATCAGAAACTCAAGAAGAAGAATGAAACTCATTACGGAAAACATTGAGGATATTAAAATCCTCACAGAAGAAGAGAACGGAAAGAAGAGCCTATACATTGAAGGCGTCTTTCTGCAATCTGAAGTGAAAAATCGTAATGGAAGAATCTATCCTTTTTCTGTGTTAGATAAGGAAGTTTCAAGATACAACGAAGATTATATTGTTAAAGGTCGTGCTCTAGGAGAGCTTGGCCATCCTGATGGACCTACTGTAAATCTTGATCGTGTTTCCCACAGAATCACATCACTAAAAGCAGAAGGAACAAACTTCATTGGCAAAGCAAGAATTCTTGACACTCCAATGGGAAACATTGCTAAGTCTCTTTTGGGAGAGGGTGTAAAGCTAGGAGTTTCTTCTAGAGGAATGGGAAGCATTGACCGCAGGGAAAATGTTTCTTATGTAATGGATGATTTTATGCTAGCAACTGCTGCTGATATTGTAGCAGACCCATCTGCTCCTGATGCTTTTGTCAATGGAATTATGGAAGGTAAAGAATGGGTTTGGGACAATGGCATCTTGAAAGAGAAGCACATTGCCGAAATTAAAAAATCTCTTGATAATGCATCAAGAACTCAGCTTGAAGAAAGAACTCTCAAGGCTTTTGAGAGTTTCATCTCAGGTCTTTAATTTACTAAATTAATAAATAAACTATAGATAAAATAACGAACACGGGGAAACTCAAATGTCAGATATGCTAAACGAAAAGTTTGAGGAGTTTGCTAGTGAGCATTCTGCGGTCCTTTCTGAGGCTGGTCAAGATCCTATGCCAACAGTAACCGCTGCTGTGCTTCCTGGCAATCAGGCTGCCTCAGGACAATCGCAGACAGCAGTAAACGCAAAAGCATCTGCTGGTGAAGGAGCTACAGGTCACGCTGCTCCTCTCCAACCAGGAATTGCTATTGGTCAAAAAGCACCAGCTGAAGTTAACAGTGTAACAACTACTCCTCACGAACACGATGAGGATGGTGATGAGAATCCAGGTGCTAAGGCTGCAGCTCCTATTTCTGGTGGCATTTCTGGCGAGCCAAATCGTGGAGCTTCCAATACAGATCTTCCTAATGGAACTGCTCCTAAGTTTGGAAGCGAAATTGCATACGGAACTAAGGAAGGTGGTAGTGTCACCTATCCAATCAAGCCTAAGTTTGAAGAAATTGATATGTCTTCTGACGTAGCTGCTCTCACAGAGGGAACAGATCTATCAGAAGATTTCAAGCAAAAGGCAACTACAATCTTTGAAGCTGCTGTTAAGGCTAAGCTCAACGAAGAGTGGGCTAAGCTTGAAGAGCAATTTGAAGCTATGGTTTCTGAGAAAGTTGAGTCCTATAAGGCAGAGCTTTCTGAAGAAGTCAATGGAACTATCAACTACGCAATTACTAATTGGGTAGAAGAGAATCAAGTAAGTCTTGATCGTGCTATTCAAACCGAAATCACAGAAGATTTCATCGCAGGTCTTAAGAATCTATTTGAAGAGCATTATATTTCTATCCCTGAAGACAAGACTGATGTCTTTGAGGATATGAGTGATTCACTTTGTAAGATGGAAGAGCGCCTAAACGAACAGATTGAGCGCAACGTTGAATTACAGAATCGTCTTAATGAGTCAGCTAAAAAAGTTGTTTTGAACACAGTTTCAGAAGGACTTGCTGATACTCAGAAAGAGAAATTAGCATCTTTAGCTGAGGGTGTTGAGTTTACAACTGAAGAAGAGTTTTCTTCAAAAATCAATACTATCAAGGAGTCATACTTCCCTAAGGAAGGAACTCCAAAAGCAGAAGTAGCTGATGAAACTCCAGTTGAGCAGGAAGAATATGCACCAGCAATGGCAGCATATCTCAATGCTCTATCACGCTGGAATAAGTGATTTACTAAATAATTACAGTAATTTTCAATTTTCTTAACAAACGGAGATTTAAATGTTTAACGCAGAACATCTCCAGGAAAAGTGGAACCCTGTTCTCAATCACGGTGAAGCTCCTGAAATCCAGGACCGCTATAAGAGAGCAGTAACCTCTGTCCTCCTGGAAAACCAAGAACGCTTCCTACGCGAAGAGCGTGGAATGCTAAACGAAGTTGCAGTAAACAGCCTAGGTGCTGGAACCGTCTCACCTGCTGGTTCTGCACTAAGCTCAAGTAACACTGCTGGTCTTGCTGGATTTGATCCAGTTCTAATCAGCCTTGTTCGTCGTGCAATGCCTAACCTAATGGCTTATGACATTTGTGGCGTTCAGCCAATGTCAGGTCCTACAGGTCTTATCTTTGCAATGCGTTCACGTTACGAGAACCAAGGCGGAGAAGAGGCACTCTTCAACGAGCCTGATGCAGGATTCACTGCTGGTCTTGATGCTAACGCTGGAGACTACGTTCCTCGCACTGGAGCAGGCGTTGGTGGAGATGCTGAGGGTAATAACCCTGCACTTCTTAACGACTCCCCACAAGGCACCTATGAGGTTCCTAGAGGATTCAGCAGAGAAGATCTAGAGAGAGCTGGAGAAGCTGGTAAGCTTTTCCGTGAGATGTCATTCAGCATTGAGAAGACCTCTGTTACTGCAAAGTCCAGAGCACTCAAAGCAGAATACACTCTAGAACTAGCACAAGACCTTAAGGCAATCCACGGTCTTGATGCTGAGCAGGAGCTTGCTAACATCCTTTCTAGCGAAGTTCTTGCTGAAATCAACCGTGAGGTTGTTCGTCGTGTTTACAGCGTTGCTAAGCCTGGTGCTCAGAACAACGTTGCTAACGCTGGCATCTTTGACCTTGACGTTGATTCAAACGGTCGTTGGTCTGTTGAGAAGTTCAAAGGACTTCTATTCCAGATTGAGCGTGATGCAAACGCAATCGCACAAGAAACTCGTAGAGGAAAGGGTAACTTCATCATCTGCTCTGCAGACGTTGCAAGTGCTCTAGCAATGGCAGGTGTCCTTGACTACTCTTCTGGTCTAACTGGTGCTGGTGGTCCTTCAATCGGTCAGGTTGATGACACTGGAAACCTAGCAGTTGGAACCATCAATGGTCGCATCCGCGTCTTCGTTGATCCTTATTCTGCTAATCTTTCCGATAAGCACTACTACGTAATGGGTTATAAGGGAACTTCACCTTATGATGCAGGTCTCTTCTACTGCCCATACGTTCCTCTCCAAATGGTTCGTTCCATTGATCCTAACACCTTCCAGCCTAAGATTGGCTTCAAGACTCGTTACGGAATGGTTTCTAACCCATATGTAACCACTAACGGTGCATATAACGGAACTCCAGACGGCGAGACTCTTACCGCTGGAACCAATATGTATTACAGACGTGTTCAGGTTATCAACCTAATGTGATCTGTATTTCAACACATAACTCAGGGGGACTTCGGTCCCCCTTTTTTATTGTATACATAGTTTTAGAGTTTGCAATTATTATGGCTAGAGGTTCTCTAGATAAAATTTCTTTGTTGTCAAAAATATATAAACTGAAACACAACCTCTATGAAAAATTAATATACCCAGATTGGACAAGAGAAGAGAAAAAAGCTGCACAAACAATTTTGAATGATATGTTGGATTTTGTAAATGAGTATTCCAGATAAAGAATTTAAAAATTTAATGAAGATGGTTGACAGGGTTAAAGTCAAAACATTATTTGAAGAACCTTGTCCTTTATATGAACCAGGATGGGACGATGTGACAGAATCAGAAATTGATTGGATAGACTTCTGGAGCAGCGAAGATAAATAGTATCAGCTTGGGAAGTTGACATTATGCCTGCTGATTGGTTTAAAGAACAACCTACTAATAGAAATTATCTATCCCCACTTGGGTTCCAAATGAACCTAGAGATCTTTAATGGGGTAGATTTCTTCTGTCAAAGCGCTGGCATACCAGAGATCAATATGCCCTTCACAGAGGTCCCTACACGCTTCAGAAGCTTCCCTGTGACGCCTGGAGGTGGTGTATTGTATGGAGACCTCACTCTTCAATTCATCGTGGATGAGGACCTTGTAAACTACAAATCTATACACGATTGGATTCGTAAGAATGGTGGGTCAGAAGAACACAACCCAGATGAAATTGAATTCTCCAACGGACAGCTTTTAATTACGTCATCTCATTACAACACTAATCACATCATTGACTTTGAGCGCCTGTTCCCAGTAAGCTTGACTGGACTAACATTTGATGCTACCCAGAATGATCAGGAATACTTTACAGCTCAGGTAGTTTTCAAGTATACTAATTTTACCATACGAGACAAAGCCTTTAAACTATGAAATTTGACCAACTATATAATCGGTTTGAAAAAATTAAATCTGAATGGGCTGAAGATAGTTACGTAGAACACGAATTTAGAAACAAGCAATACACAACAGATCTAGGAAAGATCTCAATGGAGATACCTTTCCAACACAATAAATACTTAAACCATTACACGGATCTTTCACAAATTAAAACGTCCTTAGAGTTTGAGGCAAGAAAACTTTTAAGAGAAAAGCGTGAGTATTATGGAGGTGAAGCTGATGCTCGCGTTTATGCCGAAAAACCATTTGGTAACAGTATTAAAACTGCAGAAAAAATGAGAGTCTATCTGGATTCAGATGAAGACCTCATTAATATTGAAGCAAAGATTAAGTATATTGATCAGATTCTTTTTTATCTGGATAGCGTTTTAAAGATGATTTCTCAAAGAAATTATCACGTGAAGAATGCGATTGAATGGGAGAGGTTTATTAATGGGAACTAATGTCTGATATCACAGTAAAGAAAAAGAATGAGGTTTATGTGACTATCAAGTCTGAACCTCACGTGCATCACGAACTATCTGATTATTTTTCATTTGAATTACCAGAGGCAAAGTTTCTAAAAAGACAACCTAGGTATAAGTATTGGGATGGGATGATTAGACTATATTCTCCTGGGACAGGAGAACTCTATGGTGGTTTGATTTCTCATCTCAATCAATGGGCAGAAGAAAGACAGTATACTGTTACTTACGAAAATAATGATTGGTATGGCAATGTAAAAGAATCCAATGACTTTGTATCTCCAGGTGGAGTCAAAGTCTTTATGGATAAAATTTCTACAATTAAACCTAGAGATTATCAATACGCTACCGTTCATAAAGCTTTAAAAGATAACCGTGGATTATTCTTGTCTCCTACTGGATCAGGAAAATCTTTGATGATCTATTCTCTTGTTAGATATTATGTTGCAACAAATAAAAAAATTTTATTGATTGTTCCTACAACTTCTCTTGTGGAACAAATGGTAAAGGACTTCAAAGATTATGGATGGTCTGCAGAAGAATACTGTCATACAATATATTCAGGCAAAGATAAAAATACTGACAAACCAGTTGTTATTTCAACCTGGCAGTCAATCTATAAGTTCCCAAAAAGATACTTTGATGATATTGACTGTGTTATCGGTGATGAAGCACACTTATTTAAGTCAAAAAGTCTAACAGGTATTATGACAAAGCTTCATAATGCTAAGTATCGTTTTGGTTTTACAGGAACACTTGATGGATCTAAAACTCATAAGTGGGTTCTAGAAGGACTCTTTGGTCCTTGTGAGAAAGTAACTAAGACTGATGATCTTATTAAGAAAGGATACTTATCAAACTTTAGAATTAAAATTCTGATGTGTAAACACGAGTATCAATACTTTGAAGATTATCACGCAGAGATGGAATATCTTGTTACTTGTCAAAAAAGAAATAACCTTATCAAGAATCTAGTTAAAGATTTAGAAGGTAACACTCTTGTTCTTTTTAACTATGTTGAGAAACACGGTGAGCCATTATACGAATTAATAAATAATGTTGTAGGGGAAACTAGAAAAGTTTTCTTTGTTCACGGTTCTGTTGATGTTGATGAACGTGAAGAAGTTAGAAAGATTGCTGAGCAAGAAGATAATGCAGTGATTATTGCTTCTTATGGAACATTCAGCACAGGAATCAATATCAAAAGATTACATAATATCGTATTTGCTTCACCATCAAAATCAAGAGTAAGGAATCTACAATCTATAGGTAGAGTCTTGAGGAAAGGAGAAGGTAAAGATATAGCTACTCTTTATGATATAGCTGATGATATTTCTAATGAGAAAAGATCAAATTATACTTTAAGACATCTATACGAAAGAGTAAAGATTTATCAAGATGAAAACTTTAAATATGAAAAAATAAAAGTAGATCTAAGAAAATAAAATGGAAGAAGAATTTTATTCAACTATTAAGTTAAAGTCTGGAGAAGAAATTATAGCTAAAGTTTCTTTTCTTTCTGAAGAGAATTCTCTACTAGTAGAAAAACCATTACTAGTAGAGAGTCATACTCAAAAAAGAAATGGTAAACCTGTAGAAGGTTTTATCTTAAAAGAATGGGTTAAGTCTTCTTATGATGATATGTTTATTATAAGAATGGAACAAGTCATTACAATGTCAGAACTAGATACTAGAATAAAAAATTTTTATATTAGTAACTTAGAAGGAGATTTCTTAAATGATGATGTTAATGTTAAACCTAATAAGTTAAAGAATAATGGTTACATTGGTTCAGTAGAGGAAGTCAAGAAGAGTCTTGAATCTCTGTTCAAAAGATCTTGAGTCTTTAATAATCTTAGATACTCTGTGTCTTGAACCCTTGACAGAGTTATTCTACTGAGGTTTCTGAGGTTTGTCAACCCCCTATTGACAATTAATCCGTTATAGCCTATACTGTTGTCAGGAAATACAAATACAAATGGCTAGAACAAAAAATAAAGAGTATTATGTAAACAACAAGGAATTCCTTGAAGCGATAGTTGAGTATCGTAAAAAGGTTCAGCTTGCTGCTGAGCAAGGTAAACCAAGGCCAAGGGTGACCAATTACTTGGGAGAATGTTTTCTTAAGATTGCCACTCATTTGTCCTACAAACCAAACTTCGTGAATTATATGTTCCGAGAAGATATGATTTGCGATGGAATTGAAAATTGCTTACAATACATTGATAACTTTAATCCCGAAAAGAGTTCCAATCCATTTGCGTATTTCACGCAGATCATTTACTATGCCTTCTTGCGTCGTATACAAAAAGAAAAGAAACAACTTGAGATCAAAGGAAAAGTCCTAGAGAGATCAGGTTATCAGGAAGTTATGTATACTGAAAAGTTTGATGGTGATATGGCTGGTATGAATATGTCCTATTCTGATATGGGTAGTATCAAGGAAAACATTGAGACACGAATGAACCGATGAAAATTGCTCTTATTACTGATCAACATCTTGATGGAAGAAAAGGCTCTCTAGTATTCTGGGAGTATTGGAAGAAGTTTTATGATAATGTTTTCTTCCCAACACTAGAAAAGAAAGGTGTTACTACAATCTTTGATCTCGGTGATACATTTGACAACAGAAAGAATATTGATTTCAATACTTGTCATAGAGTAAAGAGTCAATACTTTGATCGTCTTAAAGATTATCAAGTGCATATGATTCTTGGTAATCACTGCACGTATTACAAGAACACTAACGTAATTAACTCTCCACAATTACTTCTTGATCAATACAAAAACATTACAATTTATTCTGAGCCCGAAGAAATTACTATGGGCTCTAAAAAGTTCTTGATGTTGCCTTGGATCAACAGGGAGAACTCTAATGTTGTCTCAAGCCTACTTGAAACCAGTTCTGCTGATATTTGTTGTGGACACCTTGAGCTTTCTGGATTTGAAATGAATGCTGGTTTAGTTATGGATCACGGAATGGATCCTAAATTATTCCATCGGTTCAAGCGAGTTTGGTCTGGACATTACCACCACAAATCAAGTAAAGGTAATATTCAGTATCTTGGTAACCCATATCAAATGTATTGGAATGATTATAAAGACGTTCGTGGATTCCATATTTACGATACTGAAAGTGATAAGCTTGAGTTTATCAAGAATCCATATGAAATCTTTGACAAGATCTTCTATAACGATCAGACAACCAACTACGACGAATACGATGTGTCTGATTATAAAGACAAATATCTCAAGATCGTTGTTGAAGAAAAATCAGACTACCATATGTTTGAAAAACTGGTTGATCGTCTTTACACAGTAGGTGCTCACGATATAAAAATTGTTGAGAACCTTTTAGAAGAAGATGCAACCGAAGTTGATTCTAATATGGAAGTCAAAGATACGATGACACTTCTTAATGAATACATTGATGAGGTAGAGATGACCGTAGACAAATCAGATCTCAAAAGTTTGATGAAGTCTCTATATATTGAAAGTTGCGAAGTAGCGTAATGTATATTCTTACTCTTGAAGGAAGTGATACTGGCGTCTTCTCTCTCGTCAATGATATAGGAGAACAAGTCATTCCAATTTTTGAAGAGTATGATGATGCAGAACGATATTATTCTATGATTGAAGATCAGTCTGAAAAAGAAATTCCTTTGAGATTGACTGAAGTTGAAGAAGAAGTTATTGTTGCAGCTTGTGTTGATAGAGATCAAAAGTATGCTATAATAACGCCAGATGACCTTATGATCCCACCAGATAATGTAATTTTATGATCACGTTCAAAACAATACGATGGAAGAATTTCCTTTCTACTGGAAATGTCTTCACAGAAGTGAACCTAACTAAATCAAAAACAAGTCTGATTGTTGGTGAAAATGGATCTGGAAAATCTACTATTCTAGATGCTCTTACGTTTTCTTTATTTGGGAAACCATTTCGTAAGATCAACAAACCAATGCTAATCAATAGCATCAACGAAAAAGATTGTTTAACAGAGATTGAATTCAGCATTGGTAAGAATGAATACAAAGTTGTTCGTGGAATCAAACCTAATGTGTTTGAGATTTATTGTAACGGACAACTTTGGAATCAAGAATCTACTCTAGTAGACCAGCAGAAAAATTTTGAGCAGAATGTTCTCAAGATGAACTACAAGTCTTTCACTCAGATTGTAGTTCTAGGTTCATCCACTTTCGTTCCTTTTATGCGACTTCCAGTTGCACAGAGGCGAGAGATTATTGAGGACATTCTTGATATTCAAATTTTCTCTGTGATGAACGTTCTTCTTAAAGATAAGATCCGAGAAAATAAAGAAGATATAAAGAACTTTGATTATCAGATAGATCTTATTAAAGAAAAGATTCAGCTCCAAAAAAACTATCTTCTTGAAATTGACAAGAAGCAGAAAGCAGATATCAGTAAGAAGACAGAAAGAATTTCTGAGTTTCTTAATGAAGAAATGCTACAGCACAATTTAATAAAAGAAACCAATAATAAAATTGAAGAACTTAACAAAGAAATTGAAACTTATTCTTCGTCTTCCCAAAAGCTGAAGAAACTCAATACGTTTCTGATTAAGTTAAATAGTAAGATGCAAACGTGTCAAAAAGAACATCAGTTCTTTGAGAAAAATAAAGTCTGTCCTACTTGCACACAAGATCTTTCTGATACTTTTAGGGAAGAAAAAATCTCTTCTGGCAAATCAAAACTAGATGAGATGCAGGCAGGTTATGATGATCTGCTAGAAGCAATAGAAGAAGAGGAAAAGCGTTTCAGTAAATGGAACGATATTTCTAAATCTATTACAGACAATAATAACAAGATCTCTCAAGCAAACTTTTCTATTGACTCTATAAGAAAATCAATTGCTGGTCTTGAAAAAGAAATAAAAGAACTAGAGTCTGGTGGCGGGGATAAAAAGGAAGCTTATTCAAAACTTGAAACATTAGTTGAGGATAAGAAACAGTTAAGTTCACAACTATCCGAATCTAAAAAAGATAAGGATATGTTAAGTGTTGCTTCAGGTCTGCTCAAAGACAATGGAATCAAGACTAGAATTATCAAGAAGTATCTTCCAGTAATGAATAAACTGATCAATCAGTATCTTCAGGGAATGGACTTCTATGTAAACTTTACGCTTGATGAAAACTTTGAAGAAACAATCAAATCTAGATTCCGAGATCAATTCTCATACGCTTCTTTTTCCGAGGGAGAGAAAGCTCGTATTGACATCGCTTTGTTGCTTACTTGGCGTTCTATTGCTAAGCTTAAGAATAGCGTGGATACTAACCTCCTTATATTAGATGAGATCTTTGATGGATCTCTTGATCAACAGGGTGGTAGTGATCTTGGGTGGATTCTTAGAAACTTTGATGACAATGTTTCTATCTTTGTAATCTCTCACAAAGAGCAATTAAACGATAAGTATGAAAGAACTCTTAATGTTGAGAAGATTAAAAACTTCTCCGTCATAAGAGAGACAGTTACAGAAGTGGCATAAGAGGGTTTTCGGACCCTCTTTTTTTGTGTATACTGATTTCATCAGCAACCAACCGTATGAGCAACAAAGAGATTAAAGGCAACCTGGCCCGACTACTGGCGACCGAGAACCTTGTTGTAGAGCACCGTAATTGCCCTACAGCGTCCTTTGACGTGAACAATCGTGTTTTGACCCTCCCGAAGTGGGACAAGGCTTCTAGCGTCGTCTATGACCTTCTGGTGGGCCACGAAGTTGGTCACGCACTTCATACTCCAAAATGGGATTCTTTCACTTGCCCTACTGATTACGTCAACGTAACAGAAGATGCTCGGGTTGAGAAGCTGATGAAGCGTCGTTATCCTGGTCTTCGTAAAACTTTCTTTAATGGTTATACTGAACTTAATAACCAAGATTTCTTTGGAATTGGTGATGATGATGTTTCAACATACAAACTGATTGATCGTATCAATCTGTATTTCAAGATTGGTTCGGCTGGTGTTGATATTCCTTTTGAAGAGGAAGAAGTGCAGTTTGTAAAAGAAACTGAGAAGGCTGAGACATTTGAGGAAGCAGTTGCAATCGCAGAAAAGATCTGGGAGTTTTCCAAGGAGCAGCAAAACAAGCTAGAGAAAATGGCTAACGTTGAGGAGTCTGGTGGAGACGGTGATTCGTCTTTCACTGAGAATACTTCTTCTGGCCCTACTAATCAGCAATCTGATCAATCTGAAGATGGAGAAGATCAATCTTCTACTTCAGTAGATGCTGCAGATTCTGAAGAAGATGGGGGTGAAGAAGATACTGAACAAACTCAAGGTTCTTCTGCTGGAGACATTAGTTCTTCTGACACTCAACGGTCTTTTGATAGTTCAACGGAAAATCTTAATAGCAAGTATCCTAGTAAGAATCCACTGTATATTGATATTCCAACTATCAACACAAAAGATTTTGTAGTTGATTGGAAAGTTATTCACGGCTGGATTGATACTAATAAAAGTGAGTGCGCCGAGCATTACGAAATTCCTGATTCTGAATATAAAAAATTCAAGAAGACAATTGTTAAGGAAGTTAATTATCTTGTAAAAGAATTTGAATGTAAGAAAGCAGCAGAAGCTTATTCTCGTTCTATGAACTCCAAGACAGGTGTTCTGGACTGCAGTAAGCTTCATACTTTCAAATACAACGATGATCTTTTCAAGAAAGTAACTGTTATTCCAGAAGGTAAAAATCACGGGATGTTGTTTATCCTTGATTGGTCTGGTTCAATGGCCAATGTAATGCTTCCAACTTTAAAGCAGCTGCTGACACTTTGCATCTTCTGCAAGAAAGTTGGTATTCCCTTTGAGGTTTATGCTTTCACCAATGAATGGGCTTCGGCTGAACGTGCTATGAGTAATGATAGTGAGTTATCGGATAATTACGATGATTATCTATCTGATGTAAAAGAGAATACTGTTTATTTGTCTGGAAAGTATTTCAGAATGATGAATATTATTTCTTCTCGTTCAAGCTCCAGAGAATTTGAACAACAGTGTTTGAATATTTGGAGGGAAGTATATACTTTCCGTTATTGGACTGGATATTCCGCTACCATTGGTATGGATCTTTCTGGAACTCCACTCAATGAATCTATTCTTGTTATGAAGGATATTATTCCTGAGTATAAGAAGATGACTAAAGTTAGTAAAATCAATCTCTGCATTCTTACTGACGGAGATGCTTGTGGTTCAGCTTATGGCTACAAGTCTTTTACTGGTAAAGTTGTTGGACGACGCATTGATAGTGATTCTGTTACTATTCGTGATCGTAAGATTGGTAGGGTTTATTCAATGAAATGGCGTGAAGCTTCTCTCACTAACTTATTTTTGGAGAACCTTAAAGAGAATAATCCAGAAGTAAATGTTGTTGGTTTTCGTATTCTTGATTCTGCTGGTTTGAATAGTTTTTACTCTCGTTATTGTGATTACAATTACGAAGATAAAGAAAAGATGCAGAAAGAATGGAGAAAGAAGAAGTCTGCAATTCTTCCTAATCCAATCTCTTATGATGCTCTTTATGCTATTCGCTCTGGTGATGTAGACATTGAAGAAAATCCTATGAAAGTTTCTGATAATGCTACTAAGACTGAAGTAAAGAATGCATTCAAGAAGATGCTTTCTGTGAAGCAAACTAACAAGACTATTCTCAATTCTTTTATCTCTTTGATTGCCTAGGCAACCAGTTTCTTAACTGACACAAGGGGGGTTTCAGTCCCCCCATTTTGCTCTATACTAACTACATCAACGCAATGACCTCAATGCCCCGCAAATCTGAAGTGACTACTGAGCAACTGACTGCTTATCTGTCTGAGAATTTTGGTGATGATGTCAATACTCAGATGGTCCAGTCTGCTTGTGACAATTTTGGTATTACTTATGCTACTGCTACCAAGCGCCTTCGTGACTTTTATGTGAAGCGTGGCACTTGGAACCTGACTGTTCAAGAACGTCTTGAGCAAACTTATCAATCTCCTGCTGCTGCTCCCGCTGTTACCGAGCGAGTAGAACAGAATCTTATTCCCGATAAAGATCCTAACTATGTTCCGTTCGGTAACTTTACCGATGTGAAGAAGATCATCAAGTCTGGTATCTTCTATCCTACTTTCATCACGGGTCTGTCTGGTAACGGTAAGACTTTCTCTGTGGAACAAGCTTGCGCTCAATTGAAGCGTGAACTTATTCGTGTTAATATTACTGTTGAAACTGATGAGGATGATCTTATTGGTGGTTTCCGTCTTGTTGATGGAGCTACTGTTTGGCATAATGGTCCCGTTATTGAGGCACTGGAGCGAGGTGCCATCCTTCTCCTAGATGAAGTTGACCTTGCTTCTAACAAAATCCTTTGTCTCCAATCTATTCTTGAAGGTAAAGGTGTGTTCCTGAAGAAGACTGGTCGTTACGTTCAACCTGCTCCTGGTTTCAACGTGATCGCTACTGCCAATACGAAAGGTAAAGGTTCTGATGACGGTCGTTTCATCGGCACCAACGTTCTGAACGAAGCTTTCCTTGAGCGTTTTGCTTTGACGTTTGAGCAAGAGTATCCTACAGCTAAAATTGAGACTAAGATTCTTACTCGTCTTGCAAAATCTTTGGAGGTGACAGATGAAGAATTCTGTGCTAAACTAGCTGACTGGGCAGACGTTATTCGTAAAACGTTTGCTGATGGTGGCATTGACGAAGTAATCTCTACTCGTCGTCTTTCTCATATTATCCGTGCCTATGCAATCTGGAACAATCGCATTAAAGCAATTGAAGTTTGCACCAATCGCTTTGATGAAGAGACTAAGCAGTCTTTCATTGAGCTTTACAGCAAGCTTGATGCAGATGTTAATACGGATGAAACTGTCAACACTGATGACTGATAATAAAAATACTATGAAATTCAAGTTTAACGAAGATAAAATTCTTGATCAGTTGCGAGAATATATTGCTGGAACTTACAAACAGCATTATTCTGCAGGTGATGATAACATTCAAACTCTGGATTTGATTGCTGCTTGTGGGGATGGGCAACCATTCTCACGTGGCAACATTCTGAAGTATGCTTCTCGCTACGACAAGAAAGGGACACCAGAGCTTGACATTATGAAAGTGATGCACTACGCTGTCCTTCTAATGCATTTTTATCAAAAAGAATCTGTCACCGAAACATACAATCAATGAACAAAGTTATTCTTTCAAATCAAACTCTTCAGGTTCTAAAGAACTATTCAACTATTAATAGTTCTATTTTGATCCGTGAAGGGAATCAATTGAAAACAATCAGTGTTGGGGAAAATGCTATTGCACAATATACGTGCGAGGAAACATTTCCCCAAACTTTTGGTATCTACGATCTAAATGAGTTCCTTTTGGGTCTAACTTTGTTTCAGAATCCTACACTGGAATTTGACAATGAAAGTTATGTGACTATTCGTGGTCGTGGTCGTTCAGCAAAATATTATTTTTCTGATCCAGAGATTACATTGAAGTCTGCTCCAGAAAAGAATATCAATTTTCCTGGTGCTGACATTGAGTTTAATCTCACTCAAGATGATCTTGTAGCAATTCAGAAAGCAGCTTCAGTATATGGTCTTCCAGATCTTGTGTTCTGTTCTAATGATGATGGGATCAGTTTGAATCTTCGTGATTCTGAAAATGATACTAGTAACGATTACTCTCAGGTAGTTGTTGGAGAATCTACAGGAAATTATGAATTGCCAGTTAAGGTTGAAAACATTAGACTCCACCCTGGAGACTACCACGTAAAGGTTTCTCAAAAACTTATTTCTGAATGGAAACATCAGAAACTTGACCTTGTATATTATATTGCTCTTGAACCTTGATGACTAAGAAATTCCTTTGGGTAGAAGAACATCGTCCCAAAACAGTAGAAGACTGTATTCTTCCAGANAATATTAAGAAATCCTTTAGNGGGTTTGTTGAGAAAGGAGAGATTCCAAATCTTCTNCTTGCTGGCTCAGCTGGTGTTGGAAAGACTACAATTGCCAAGGCAGTCTGTGAGCAGATTGGAGCTTCCTATATCGTTATCAACGGGTCCGATGAGGGCCGCTTCCTGGACACTGTGAGGAATCGGGTCAGGCAGTTNGCTACAACCGTCTCACTGACCTCTGGGGCGCCTCACAAGGTCGTTATCATTGACGAAGCGGACAACACCACTCACGACGTTCAGCTCTCGCTCAGGACGGCTGTAGAGGAGTTTCACAGCAACTGCCGCTTCATCTTTACTTGTAACTTTCAGAACAAGATTATTGAGCCTCTACACTCTCGCTGCACAGTTATTGATTTTAGAATTACTAAAGCAGAACAACAAAAACTTCAGGCTCAGTTTTTCATTCGTCTGAAAGAAATTCTTGATGTCAATGAAGTTGAGTATGAAGATAAGATTATTGTTAAGCTGATCAATAGGTATTATCCAGACTGGCGTCGTCTTATTAATGAGGCACAACGTCACTCTGCTTCTGGTAAGATTGATACCAGCATTCTGGTTGATATCGCAGACATTAACCTGGATCAGCTTCTGGCTGCACTCAAGAACAAAGAGTTTACCACGGTTCGTAAATGGGTTGTTGAAAATATTGACAACGATCCAAACATTGTTATGCGAAAGATCTATGATCTTTTGTATGAGAATATCAAACCAAAATATATTCCAGAAGCAGTATTGATTCTTGCCAAGTATCAATATCAAATTGCTTTTGTTGCAGATCAAGAAATTAATCTGCTCGCTTGCCTTACTGAAGTTATGATGGGATGTGAATTCAAATGAAGATTAGTAAAAGCGAACTTATTCATCTGAAGATTCAGGCAGCTATGCGTGAACATTATTTTGAAGAAGATCAGATGAAATATCTTGGATACGATGAAGATACAGATGAACATATGTATCTGGTAGCAGGGGAGCATAAGGTCGGTGCGTCTCAGATTGAGCAGTTTGAGAGGGCCGATGATCAATAATAAAAAGACCACCCCCCAGAACGTGAGGGAAGCCCACGAGGGCCTGTTTCGTGCTACAATGAATCTACCTGAGGCAGCCGCCCACTGCGGTATGACCAACAAGGAACTTAAGATGTCGTTTTACGAATTTCTTAAGTATAATGCTCCTGACTTTCAACCATCTGATTATGAAATTTGAAGTTCGCCTTTATGTTGCTGGTAAAGTCTTTTCCGAAGAAGTCTATGCTCGCAATTTTCAGGAAGCCCGTGAGACAGCTCTCGCTCGGAATCCTACGGCTAAAGTTATTGGTGTTACTGCTGCTTATTGATGAAACCAGAATTACGAGATTATCTTTATAGTATTAATCAATCAAAGAAAAATTTGATGGATGTGAACGAGGATGCGATTAAAGCGTATCCTCCTTTTATTATTAATAAATGCCTGTCTTCTTTTACAGACTCTGTTCTGTATGCAAACGAGATGAATGTCAATAATCATCTTGATAAAAAGATGCAATACGATTTCTATATAAATAGTTTGAAACCAAGGAAAAGATTTACTCCCTGGTTAAAAAAACAAGATGTAGAGAACATTGAATTGGTGAAGCAATATTATGGATATAACCATAGTAAAGCAGTTGCCGCTTTGAGGATTCTCACTAATTCTGAACTGGAACGTATTAAAAAATTTTTAGATAAAGGCGGGAGAAAATGACAGAAGCTGAAATCCAATGGCAGCCATCTGATATGGTTGAAGTGACACTGAATGAACCTGATGATTTTCTTAAGGTTAGAGAAACCCTGACACGAATCGGGGTAGCTTCTAGAAAAGATAGAAAACTCTATCAATCTTGTCACATCTTGCATAAGCAAGGAAAGTATTACATTGTTCATTTTAAAGAGTTGTTTGCTTTAGATGGTAAGCATACTAATCTTTCTTTGAATGATGTTCAACGAAGAAATCGTATTGCCCAACTTCTTTCTGACTGGGGATTGATTGGTATCGTTGATGTTAGTAGGATTGAGGACGTTGCTCCTTTAAATCAGATTAAGGTCTTGTCTTATAAAGATAAAAATGATTGGACTCTAGAATCAAAGTATAATATCGGTAGAAAGAAACCAGAATCAGAAGAAGTATAATCCGAACATTAAGATTCG